TCGATGTGCATATTCGATGTGCGACCCATTCGGGGTGCCCCTTAATACATTGTTGAATACTAGGGCCAAGGACGTGCGTCTGTGGTATATCCGCGTCGATCACTCTACCTGAACGGTCCATTTTCTTAGCCATGACTACCTGTGAAATTCTCACAGGATTCGCCAGGGTGTAAGTTCTGAACTTTTCAAGTCTAGAGTTCTTTCTACCGTGCACAATCTTTGTCCGGTCCTTCAGAATGACAAATTGTTCTGTAAAGACCCCATTTTGGCCGATAAGGGTTTTACTCTTATTCACTCTCAGCCCACTGAGAGAGAGCATTCGTTCAAAAAGGATAAAGAATCGTAGGTTTCCGATCAACAGAGAGTCGTCGCCACAGATCGCGTAAGTGTTTGGAGCTACATCACGGCTATAAGCTTTTCTGTGTGCCATAAAGACACAGTAATCAAGCAGTAAGTTTAAGACAGGCCAGGCTAGCGGGAGGCCCATAAGGAGCCCTCTGCATGACACGCGTCCACTAGGAAGTTTCTGTGGACCAACGCAAAGTTCAGCAGTTCTCTTCTCGTTTTTGTCCCAACCGAGGAGGTTACTGAGTTCGTCAACTATGGCGAACGCTATATCGTGCGGTATATAGTCTGACGCTTTGTCAAGGTCACCAGAGTAGGCAAGGTCTTCATCGCCTACTCTTCCATGTGTAAGAGTATTCCCTGGTTCTCCCGTAATTGACCCTCTAATGCATGGGATTTGTTTGAGTACCTTAATTAGTTGCGCGTTAATTAAGGATCCACGATACGCTAGTGCACCTGGTGATTTTGTTGCGATTCGCACTTTTTCACCGCGTTCGTATAGTACTAACGGCTCACAGGCCGGGTACTGGTTACCCTCACTCATCTTATCTATTAGTCGGTCTGCCACCTCGTCGACCATGACGGGGAGGTTCCTGAGGTCCTTCTGTCTTTCTAGTTGGAGGTTGACTTCCTTCTGTAACGTATTGTTGAGCAAATACTCATATATCCGCTCTTCAATTACGGGGTAGTAGTCCGCAGCTTCGTCAATGACCTTGACTATCTCGATCTCTACAAGATCTTTATAGCTCTCGTTCATGCTGTGGTTAAATTGCGTTACCCATGGTAGCTGGCTTGGAAGCATGACCTGACGAATTTTATCCTCTTTGATCCCGAGACAAGCATACATAGGAATGTGCTCATATTCCTTGTATGCCTGATAATATCGCCATGCTTTCATACCATATACAGTAGGGGCCATCGGAGACACTGTCCCTGGTACTCCGAGTTTCTTCCTTCTGATCATAGCTTCTCCAGCGAGTCTGGCAGCTCTGTTAGCGGCGCGCTCGCACCCTAACTCTGCCTGGATAGACTGGAATTCTTTCATCAGATACTTTGAAACACCTCCTTTAGCTCTACTCAGCTCCAAACATGCCGAGTTATTTGGCACTCTACTTGTAGCGCGCCAGTCTGGGTCAACCTTGTTCAGTTTTTCGATGGCAGGTTTAATCTTTCTTCTGAGGAAGAATCTTAAACCTTCCACGAAACCGGGGTCACTAACATGCTCCTTTGTTAGTCGGCTTTCCCAGTCTACAAGTAGCCGCTTTTCTTCCTCCTGCGATAACTGTCTCGCAGGGAGTGCCCGGCCCATCGTCGAAAAGCGGAACCAGGACGATTTACTGTTCTGGTTTTTCAATAATAACATAATCGGCTTCACCGGTCCTACAGGCTTATATTCGAGAAGTGCTCCATTCTCCATTGTGCGTGCTTTCAATGCTATAAGCCTACTTTCATGTGCCCACTGTTTAAGGCATCTGCTAGCCTGTGTTGAATCCTGTTGTCCAGCTAATTGGCCAACTGTCTTAAGGAATTCAACGTCAGTAAGTGTCTTGAAACTAACATGAAGGGAGTGTAATAGGACCACAACTAAGGTTTTGTGTCTTTGCTCTAATTGGTTCAATCGTCTAATACCTTGACGCTGGATACTAGAAAGTTGGGATAGGAATTTTGTTCCTCTTTCTTCAATCCATCGAACCAGACTAGGGATATTAACTGGTCTTTGATTGGTTTTATCCTTGTTGGAAATTCTCATTTTCAACCC